TGAAGGCCACCCATCGCAAGGACGGTCTCGGAAAAGTGTCGCTCGATGCCGATACGGTAGCCGCTATACTGGACAGTGCCAGTACTGCCCGCGGCGTCCGTGATGCCCTGCTGACCGTCTTCGAGTGGACGCTGCTGGAATCCGCCCTGGTCGGTGAGGCGGGCGCGACCGCGGTGCTGCAGGTCGGACTGCTCGACCTGACTTTTCGGATCACCCTGACCGAAGTTGCCGGCGGCGGCTACCAGGTCACCCAACTGGAAGCCCTGTGAAGCGACTAGCACCGCATCTCCGCCGCATCGCCCGCTCGGCCCCTCAGCTACGACGAGAGGTAGCCCGTAAGGTCATCGGTCCGGTGGCCGCCCAGTTCCACCAGGAAAACTTCCGCAGGGAAGCCTATCAGGGCAGTGCCAGCTCGCAGCTCTGGCCGGCCCGTAAGGACGGCTCCACCGATCGGGCGCTACTGGTCGGCGACGGCGGTGGCCGGAAGAACCGGAACGCGCCCGGTCGGCTGCGGCGCGCGATGCTCAGCCCACGCACCCGGGGCAGCGACACCGAGTTCGTGGCGCCCATCTACGCCAAGGTTCACAACTACGGTCTACGGGCGGGTCGCGGTCGTGGGTTCGTAATGCCCCGGCGACAGTTCGCCGGCCCCTCCCGCGTCCTCAAGGCCCGCTTCCACCGTAAGGCCAGCTCCCTAATCACCAACCAACTAAACCGCATCTCCTGATGGAAGAGATCTATACCGCCTGCCTCGACCGGCTCATGGCCCGGTGTCCCGACCTGGCCCATATCGATCTGAACTACGGACAGCTCAACTCCCAGGGAGAACCGCCCCTTGCCTACCCGGCCGCCCTCTTTCGCTTCCAGGTGCCGCAGTACGAAGAGGTAGCCCTGGGTACCCGCAAGGGGGAGATGGTAATCACCGTCCAGCTGGTCCACCGGGTCTACGCCCGCACCAGCTCCATCGAGGTAGCCCCGTTCCGCGAGCATGGCCTGGAACACCTGCGACTCAACGAGCGCGTCAAGTGGGCGCTGCAGGGCGTCAGTGGGGAGGATTTCACCGCGCTGGTAGCCTTCGGTTTCGACGATGACGATCGACCCGACCTGCGGGTCTATAACCTCACCTTCACGACCACGGTAACCGAACGGCCACCTATTCTAAAATTCATCTCCTGGAACCAGGCGGGTAAAACCGGCGCCGGGCCGGACCTCTGTCTGACCGACCAGGGCAATCCAGTGATTTAATGACGTTTTTCCTTTTTCTGTGGCAGTGGGTCGCGGAGTATTTCGCCGGTCTGCAGGACCGCCGCGACGGCATCGAGGGACCCCAGGACGGTGCCGACGTAGACGACCTTCCGGAGATCATCACCGCCCCGGCCGGCGTGATGCTCCCGGATTCTACCGGCGCTGAATTTGACGGCGATCTGCCGGGCCTGACCCCGCTGCCGGTAATCCCCACCCATCGCGGTCGCTTCGTGTGGTGTATCAACCGCGCCCACGGCAAGTTCCAGGGCGGTAAGCGCTCTCCCGTGCTGCCCGAGCTCGGGCGTCGCTTCTTCGAGTGGGAGTGGTCGGACCGCGTCGTCGACCTGGTCATCGAGGGACTTGAGAACCTCGGGGTTCGGTACTTCGAGGTCGTTCCGGAAGCGAACGTCGGCCGCTTCCTGGCCGCCCGCGTAGACCGTGCCAACAACCTGGTGACGGAACTGCCGAAAATGTACCTCTCCATCCACGCCAACACCGCTCATACCCCTGACCTGGATACCTGGGAGCCGAACGTAACCGGTACCGAAACCTGGTGCTACCATACCAGTCTGCGCGGCCGCAAAATGGCCGGCATCTTCCAACGTCATCTACTGAAGGCTACCGGCCTGCGCGATCGCGGCGTGAAGTCGCAGGAAAGCGGTCAGTTCTACGAGCTCTCCGAAACCACTATGCCGAGCGTACTGACCGAGGCGGGCTTTTACAATAGTCCGGAGGAGTGTCGCTACCTGATGCGGCCGGAAGTGATGCAGGCCATCGCCGACGCCCACATCGAGGCCATCCTGGAAATCGAGGAACACGGTCTGTAGTGGAATGGCTGTTGAAATACTGGCCGCTCATCCTGGGCGTCCTCACCGCCGTGTCCGGCTGGCTGATCAACCCGCGCGCGAAGCTGCAGTCGCTACGCGCGAAGCTGAAGGTAGATCAGGTACAGTCAACCATCGATCTCGATAATACCATTCAGGAGAAGATCACCCAGATGAATAGTATGATCGAGCGCCACACCGAACAGATTGCCGAGCTGCGCATCCAGCTGCTCGATGCCACCCTCCTGAACCGCACGCAGGAGTACGAACTGGAACAGAAGACCCTCTTGATCCAGCGCCTGGAGGAGGAGCTTGCTAAGTGTCGTCGATGTCCCGTTTAAGAACGCACGCCGATGTCCTGGCCGAGTTGGAGCGAATGCAGACTAGACTGGCCGGCATCTCCGCCCAACTCGCATTGGGTGGTACCATTGCCCGCCGCGACATCGCCCTGATCCGACCCGGGGAGCCCTATCACCTCCACGGTACCGTTACGTATCGGATTCCGACCGAGGACTCCGAGCAGGTGCTACTACTGCTCGTGATCCCCGCGGGCACCCTGCTGGATTTCCACGACCACGATTGCCCGGAGCGCGGGACGGTCCTGTGGGGTGACGTGGAGGTGAACGGAGCCCGCTATGCCTTCATGCAGCAGTATCGCTTCGGCAGTTTCGAAGCCCACGCCTTTCGGGCTTGGTCCGATAGCGGCGTTCTGCTGGAGTTTCCTCCCAACGAAAAGCCCCGGTCCGCTAGATAGCGGCCGGGGCGAAAGTCTGATGCTTGAGTAAGTGAAACGGGATAGCTAGGTTGGTTTGCTCGGGTGGATAGGCCTTACTTCACGGTAAGAAGCCGTCCATCTCGTCCCGCGTTATCCGAGACATAGGTAAGCGAGTTTTGTTTGCGGACTCCGAAGTCATTTTCCGAGCTAAACTCCATGACTACGGTAACGCTATCCGGGTCATGGAATAGTGCGCGGTAGCCTTCGAGCTGGTACGTTTGGGGATTACGTACGTAGTTCTCCTTGATCATCATCGTCATGGTAACGGCAAAGTCCGAAGTTACATCAAAGCGCTGACGCCGTTGTTCCTCAGCACTGAGTTCTGCGGGTTCACCCCCGCACATGGCATAGAAAAGCAGCACACACACCCCAAGGATGATCGGGAAGGTGATCAGGGCGGTCTTATTAGCCTTCTTACGTGCCTCATCCGTCATCGTGGCGTGGATGCCGACCTTGTCCCGGATCATCTTAGCTCCTTCATCGGTGGTAGCAATCGTCAAGTACTCTCCTTCCGTTCCGGTTTCGAAGGCGGTGTTGCTGGCGGTAAGTTTCTGTTGCCAGTCCGCATGAGCGATCCGGTCTTTCGTGTACAGGGTGTGCATAGTAGCCGTTAAGGTTCTTAATGATGCACTAAGTTAGCTCAGGTCGTCAAACCTACGTTTCCTCTACGAACAAAGCCCCGGTCCGCTAGATAGCGGCCGGGGCTCGATCATGGTCAGTAAGCCGGGTCATTCTTCTTCTGTGGGGGTAACCTTATCGTCGTCGATCAGGGCGGGGTCGCAGGCGCATTCCTGTCGAACATGATAGCAGACTTGACAGTGAATAGGTCGGGGAGTAGATGTTTGCTTCGTCATATTTACATAACTGTGGGTGAGAGGTTAAAGTACGACCTGGCGTAAAAAAGACCTGCACCTGCGCGCCGCCGCCCGCCTCATTCTTTACCGTTATTGGGCTTTACGGCTCCTTCGACCTCGGCCCTTTTGTAGAAGACGCGGTTACCCATTCTGTAGCTAGTTACAATACCCCTTCGCGCCCATTCATGGACGGTAGGCAGGCTCACGCTGAACAGATCAGCAACCTCACGGCGAGTCATAAAATCGGCTGGTTCTTCTAGCTGGTCGATCTTATACGCTAAGTCTCTGAGCGCGACTTCAATCTTCTCAAGCCTGGTAAATAGCTCATCGGGGTTGACACCCTCCAGTATTACACCCTTGATTATTTGCTTTTCCATGGTGATTTAATTTAGTATTAAAAGAGGTCCCCCAACCCATTCGACTGAATCGTCGTACACTCTCGCAGCTCGTTGCGTGCACTGGATGGCATCAACATGAGCAAGTAGCCTACCGCCCGCAGTATCCCAGAGATTGAATACAAAACACACCCTACTACGCAGACGGCGACGGCCAATATGATGACGAGCCAAAACCCCGCCTGGTAGAAGGGGTACAGTGTAGCCAAAATCACCGGACCCCGTAGCAGCGGTTTGTTTCTCCCTTTGTATACATGCGCCCACCATCCAAAACCAATCAGCCGTATCTCAACGATATAATGAGTGGGTCGCCAGGCGTCGTAGCTTATGCGGTAATGACGACCTGTAAAGACGTATGCCTCTCGGCTATTGCTTCTCACTAATTGCATGGCTATTTATTTTGGGATGATAGACTGAGCGGCGCGTGACCGCCGTTCATCGGCTTATTGACCTGCACCTTACTCCCCGCCTGCATTCCTTTCCAGGCGGCATCGGCGTGGCGGTTCTGAACCTTGGCGAACTTTGTGGCTACTGGCTTCAGCGAGAGCGACATATGGTAGGCGATCACCGCCGGGTGCAGCGTGTGCCCCTTGGGAATTAAATGCTGTATGGCTCGCTCCACGCTCATGATCCAAAATTCAGCGAACACGTCGGCCTCCTTAACCCGGGTTCGCCGGAGTCGCCGTTTTGACAGTCCGTCGTAAAAGTCCTTGCGCTCGCTGGACAGTCGGCGGTAGAGATAGGTGTAACAGTACCCCGCGAGCTTAGCTGAGGCACCCACGCCGATGAACTTGATTATACCGTGAGCTTTGTTGCGGGTATACCGGGTAGAGGCAATCGCCTTTACACTGAATACCCGCTCGATGATCTTGATCAGACACAACTGGTAGCCGGTCGGCTTCTGCCTTCCCATTGGTCGTTCGACCACCTCGACCTTCGATAGTTCCACGTCGCTAACCGTAAGGCCGTACTCGACCATGATCAGTTGTGCTTTTCGCAAAGCTGACGCAGCCTCTTCTGGTTCCGGACTATCTGCCAGGGCGAGCACTTTGCGAAGCCGGCTTAGTATTTTCTTTTTATCGTTTACCATCGTGCTTTGCTTAGTAATTTTTGGCTATTCCCATTGCAGTAGCGTACCCCTTTCGCCACGCCGGCGAATGCTCTTCAGCTAGTTCCTCGACCCTGTCGACGACATAACGGGTGTTCCAGACTCTGAAATCGTCGTAGGGGTCAGCCAGCGGTAAGGGGTATCCGGGATGGCAGTCGCTTAGATCGACCGCATGGCCCACGTAGACGGCTCGCAGCGTTCGCCCGCAGCTTCCGGCCACACCGACTACGGAGCCGATTCCACCATCATCTACCTCCACATCGAGGCAGAGTAGATCCTGGCGTTCGTCAATAAAATGGATGCGCTTTTTCATGTACTTTTGGATTTGCGGATTGGGGGGGGGTAATTCAAGGGTAGTGTCGCAGCTCGGGCAGTTGACGATTTGGGTGTGAGCAACGGCCGTTGCCAGTTCAGTTTCCAGGCGACATGCCGGACAGGGGTAGGTCAGCCGCTGGCCATCCCACCAGATCGTGACTGGATCTAGTCTCACGGCGTAGCGTATTTCGGCCGCGGCTTCATCAGCGGGGGTAGCTGCTCCTGCACCTGCCGCAGTATGTTGTCGCTGTAGCCACCCAGCCAGGGGGCGGTAGCCAGAAAGATGGCCAGCGCAAGCGCGTGCTCTTCCGAGAGCATCATCGTCATGTCCTTGATCACTACCGTGCGGCTTTTGATTCGCTGTACCAGGCTCAGGACGAGCAGATCGACCAGCCGAGCCAGGTAGTTATCGTCGTCCGGATGGTGACCGGCCAACTGCGCAGCCAGCACGTTGCCCAGAATGGCAGCGTCCTCCCCGTTTAGTTTGATTTTGCGACTAGCCATCGGTACCGGGATTTAACAGTTCCAGGATGTGCTCACACCGTACGTACTCGTCGAGCCACTTTTCCGCCGCCTCCGGTGTATCGTGCTTCAGATCGACGTAGCGGCTTTCCATCACTCGGGCGACTTCCTTGACTCCGCTGGCGATCAGCATGCGGGTCGGTTTGTCGAAGGTTTCTTCCAGGCAGTAGCGTTCGTGGTCAGCTTTGGACGAAATGGGCTCACCTTCCGCGATAATCACCTGTAGGCCATTCTCCCACCTGCACCACTTCGACTCGAACTCAATTTGGGTGACCTGTTGCAGTTTGACCAGGTGGGGGAGCAGCTGAATTGCCATCATCTCTCCTGCCCATTCGACCAGTTCGTCTTCCCGTTCCAAGGCTGCCTGAAGCTCTTCTTTTTCGCTCTCGTAGCCCGATACCCAGCGTAAAACGTAGTCGCGGGCAACCGTCTCAATCGGTACGCCGTAAACGTCGCCGAGGTTAGTAATGAATGCTATGTACTTCATGGGGATATATGTGTAGGTTTGGAAATGCGGACTACCCTTCGTAGCGCAGAGAGTCCAGTAAGGCTTCTTCGTCCTCCAGTTCGCTGGGTTCATCCGGCGGCGGAGGTGATGTGATCGGGGGGAGGCGGGGCGGGGTCGCAGGTGCCGGCGGGACGGGTACTCCGAGGGTGGCTGCCTTCTCCTTTGCGGCGGCGGCTTTGCGTTCCCAGTACTCCGGCCAGATTACGTAGGGCTCGATGCCTCCGTAGCGGCTGCGCAGGTAGGCCTTGAACTCGGCCACGCGGCACTTCAGATCGACCATGTAGTAGATCGCCTTGGCCGCGGCGGTTTTCGGTGCCTTGCCCTCCGACCAGCTGACCAGGATGATGCCCTTCTCCGGTAGTGCGTCGTGCAGCACTTTGTACTGGTCGACCGAGAAGTCCATGTAATCCAGACTGTCGATGAACAGGAAGCGCGGAGAGTTGCGGCGGGTCATGCGGCGTAGCATCGTATCGAAGTCGTCCTGATCCCCGAAGACCAGTCTCCCTTTCGGCACACGGTCCAGGATTTGCGATTCGATGACGGCCTTCTTCAGCGTTTCGCTCTTGCCCTCCTCGAAGGAGTTGTAGTAGACCTTGCCGAAGGTGGTCAGGTAGGCGGCGAAGTCCAGCAGGTAGCGCGTCTTGCCGTTGGCACTGGGTCCGTGGACGATCATGCGAAGCCGCTGGGCCGGTCGACCAACGTGCGCCAACCACGGCCCGTCGAACTCCAGCACCTTGAACTCGGTGGCCACCAGTTGCTCGGCGGTAAAGGTTCGTTTGAGGCGTTGGCGTTTAGCGGTCATGTTCGGCGATGTTTCGGGGGATGTGGGTGTGGTGAAAGGCGATCTCGGAGGTCCGCAGCTCCTCGCAGAGCAGTTCCACGAATACCTGGTCGAGGGTCAGGATGCTACGCCGTCTGGCGTCCCAGTAGTAGTGTGGCTTCCCGGCGAGCTGACGTGCCGCCTTCACGGCCAGTACGATACTGCGAGGGGTAGCGGACCGATCGATGCGAATCAGGTCGGAGTAGGTGACGTCCCACAGGGGGTACTCCTCGGCGAATTGAACGGTAGCGGCACTCATGCGGCACTGCCTTGATTGGTCTGGCTTGCGTTGTTCGCAAACGCGCTACGGTGTCGCTGGGCGGCTATGGCCCGACGCACCGCATCCTCCGTGCGCAGAGCGTACTGCAGGAACCGCTGGGAGTCCATACACCGCGTATAGTACTGCTCGGCATAGCACCGCACGACAGCCTCCCTAAAGCGCAGCCGCTGGGATACTTCCTCTAGCCCATACCCGTAACTCTCGGCAAGCTGAACGGCGACCATACGCGCTTCCCGCAACTGATTTGTGTGCCGGCGGCCGACCAGCTGTTCGTAGGTCAGGCCACTAGCCTGGGCAGTGTAGTCGATCAGAAGGTGAAGCGGTGGCGGGTACTGCGCTTCGTGTAGTCGCGACTGAAGCAGAACAAGCCTGCGCTCACAGCGTCGGATAGCGGACTCGACTCGCCGGTAGTTCGGCGACTTCTGTGCCTGGGAAGGTGTGGAAATAGTTTGCACGGGGCATGGGATTGGCCGGAACGGGCAGGGCGTACTTACCCATCCGGTGGTTAAAAGGTGATTTGATGAGGGGGAGGAAAAGGCCCCGGACCTACGGCTAGCTAGTGGCCCGGGGCGTGAGAGACACTAAGTCAACCGAAGAACTTCAGGATGCGGCCGATGTAGTACACGAATGCGAGTACGATCAGCAGCGTCAGGATGCGGGATATTCCCGCCAGCAGGGGGTACTCCCGTTTGGCCGCTTTGAGCCGCTGGCGGGTGGTGGCCAGTTCGGTCTCCAGGCCGGCCAGCCGGGCGTCTTCGCGGAGGACGGTGACGGTGTCCGTACAGATGACGTCCCGGTAGATCGTGTCCGGCTTCAGGTAGCGTACCACCCGCTTGGTGAACATCACCGTATCGGGTAGCGCCGGCGGGCAGTAGGTCGTATCGACGTACTCCACCAGCTGCTCGGGCAGGATCAGCGTATCGGTCACGGTGTACTCGCGTACCACCGTCTCCGAGGTGGTCGGGAAGCGCTCCAGACACCGCTGCTCAAGACTCTTGCAACCGGTCAGTAGGTACAGCAGGCACAGCAGCGTGATCAGGTTCGCCAGGTGTGCCAGCTGCCGCATCCGCTTCGAGCTGACGTATCTCCCGTTTGACGTTCCTTCCGAGGTACCGCAGCATGGTGTTGTAGCTGATCCGGTACCTGGGGTAGATGTAGGTTCGGTAGATGAATTTTCCGCTGATCCCGGGCCGCTTGTGGAGTTGGTACAACTGCTGCACTTCGAGTGCCCGGTAGACGACGGACGGTAGTATTCGCTTCGCATTTGACATTAAATCTCGGGTTTTGAAATACTAGGCCCGTCGGAGAGAAAAGGCACCGGGCGCTACTGCCCGGCGCTAGTCATCTCTCATAAAGGAAAACCTAGTTGTTGGTGACCAGGTACCGCTCCTCGTCGAGCAAGCGGTCCCGGTCTCGTTTCAGTTTGCGCAGCTTGCGGTCCAGGCTCCCGAGTTCATCCAGGTCCTCGGTCTGATTGAGCCGCTTGCCCAGAATGGTCGGTTGCTTCAGGTAGGCGTTCACGCTGTCCCAGTCGTTGGCGTGCTTCATCACGCCCAGGTCGGTCAGTAGATTGAGGATCTTGTGTCGAGCCTTGCGCACGGCCCTGGGAACCTCATTTTTGGCGGGGATGCGGCTTTCGACGTGCTCGATGAGCTCGTCCAGCTGCTCGTCGGTCAGTTTTTTGGTGCTATCCACCCCGTAGGCACTGACCATAGTTCGCTTATGCTCAGTGAGTTGCGCGGCGCGCAGGGCGGCGTGAAAACGTTTGATGCGGTTGTTGGCAGGCATGATTTACGAGGCGTTATTGTCGTTTTTGGTCCTCTTACGGAGCTTTATTGTACCCTGGAGGTCCTCTTACGAAGCGTTATTGTCCCGCGTCTCGGCACGTGGGAGGCTTGAAATGGGGTGATTTTCGACCTACTCGGCGACCTTTATGATCAGGCTTTCGGACTGTTCCAGCTTCACGCCAAAGCGCTTGTGTACGTCCGCTCCGGCGTGCTTGAGCATCGTTTTGTTGACGCTCTCCTTCACCGTCACGTACTTTTTGCCGACCTTATCCTTGACCAGCTTTGCCAGGATCGTCTTCCAGCTGGACGACTTGCGGGCCGGTACGATGGCCGGCGGGGAGAGCTTATAGGCTACCTCCAGTCCGTACAGATCGGTGGTCTTACGGTCTCCCTCGAAGAGGTCGCGGCGGTTGGCCTGGGTGTAGAGCTGGATCACCTCGGCGTGGTCGCGCAGGTCCTGCTCTCGCTCGGCGATCACCTCGGCGTACTTAGCGTTGATGCGGGCGATCGCGGCCTGCTTATCCTGCTCGATCTTGTCCAGGTGGATGCGCGCCTTGCGGTACTCTTCGGTACTCTCGCGTACTTCCTCCTCGGTCGGAACAGTGGGAGTGGTGGTGGATGTGGTTACGGAACGTCCCATGGTAGTGAATTTGATGGGTGGGTGAATTACTGGACGAGGGCCTCCTCCAGCATGATTTGTTGGTGTTCGACCAGGCGCGCCATGCGGCGCAGGTCCTTGGCCATCTTGACGGTTTTGTTGCCGATGCGGACATCGACCGGTCCGAGCGCGTTCCAGACCTTCAGCTGAGCATCATGATCGTGTACCTCGTTGGCCACGCAGATGCGCTGTACGTCTTTCTTCGTCACGCCGTAGAGCTTCAGGTACCGCCGCCCGATGCGGCTCTCGATCTCGTCGTAGCCCTTCTTCCGCCACTCCACGCCGGTGGTCAGCTCGCGCTCGAAGTTCTCCGTACCCAGCAGGAAGATGCCCAGCTCTCGCTCCGTCTCGTTGAACAGGGGGATGAGCGCCCGCAGCGCCGCCGGGTAGAGCTTATCAATCTCGTCGATGATCAGTAGCGGCCGTTGATCGGAGCGCATCAGGAAGAACTCGACGATGTTCTCCAGTAGGTCGTCGGTCGTGAGCCGACCGCTGCGATCGTCGATACCACAGACCTTGGCGATCTCCCGGAGGAACTTGCCCAGCCGCCATTCCCGGCACTTGACCAGGTACACCTGTTCCGTCCGGTGCAGGTGAGCGTAGAGGCTCGCTCCGGCCGTTTTGCCGCTGCCGGCGTTGTAGGATACGGCCATCATCAGGCTGCGCTTCTTGCAGTCGTCCAGATGGGTGTGGAGGGCCTTCGTGTTGAAGGTCTCGACCAGGTTCCAGTCGCGCTTGCGGTACCGCAGGGCGTTGCCCACCTTCCGCCATACTTCGTCGCTGACCTGGTCGAACTTCCCGTTCAGGATGTGGCTGACGTAGGCGGCATTTACGCCCAGCCGTACGGCGGCCCGGTTCTGACTGCCGAGCTTAGCCTTGGAGTAGGCCACGCGCTCCGCGATGCGTTCTTTCTGTTCGGTTGTAAACATGGTTTAAAGACTGTTTAGGGGTTGAGTAAAGTGAGGTTACCACTCCCGGGGGACCGCAATCAGGTCGAGCTCGTCGTCCGTGTAGTAGTCCGTTTCCGGTGGTAATTCGTCGGTTGGTTCTTGCTCTGCCGGCTGCGATTCCAGGCGGGGCGTTCCCGTTTCCTGTAGCAGGTGGCTCAGGCGGGACTCGACCAGCATGTCCTCGGTCGCGCCCACGGCGCGTTTGTCCGTCGTAGCGGCCACCAGCATCACTTCGGCGTCACTGGCTGCCTGTAGGGCTTCCTCCAGGTCCGCCTTGCGGCGCTCCCGTAGCTGCTTGTGCTTGGCCTTCATTTTGGCGATTCGCTCGTGGTCGGCATCGGGACCGTAGTAGGCCGCTCGGCGCTCCTCGACCACTTCCCCGAGGTATTTCCGGTTCACGTCCGTGCCGGGCTCGAAGAGGTAGACCCGCGTCAGGTCTGCCAGGTCGTAGCAGACATTCACCCGCCGGTAGGTTTTAATGATGTCGTACTGCTCGACCTCGTCCAACTGGTAGAGATAGTCGACGTGCTGAATGCGGATACGTAGCTTTCCGTTGTTGCGCAGCGTCCCGGTGGTCTCGGTCCCAAAGATCTCCACGCGCCGGAAATCGTCGCAGGCGATCACGTTGTCCTGCTCGCTGTCGTTGTAGAGCTCCCGGGGGGTGCGCTCCACCTTGGCCCGTACCCGGCTGTACGTGCTGTACTTCGTATCCCGGTACCGCTCGATGATGCCGATCGCTTCGCTCACCGCCGCCTCGAAATTGAAGTTCTCCCGCCCGACCTCTTTGTTGGCCTGCAGCTGGTACTCCGGGCTGACGTGGGCGTTGCGGTTGTTGCTCATGATCCCCTCGCCGTAGTACCACGCCGAGTCGGGGGCAACCACCTGCTGCAGGGTTCCGAAGCCGCGTTCGGCCGCGGCCTTCGTGGTGGCCTTGCTGGTCACCGTGATCTTCACACCCTGGTGCGTCAGCCGTTTGCTGATCACGCCCCATTCCGGGGTGTTATGGCCGGGGAACTTATCGTGGACCAGCTCGTAGGGCAGGTGCCCGGTCGCCTTCACGGCCATTTCCAGGGCCGTGGTGTACGTCCAGCGGTTCTCCGAGTGCGCCAGGGCGTAGCCGATGATGTCGCCGCTGTGGACGTCCCGTACCACGGTCATGTTGAGACTGCGCAGGTCGCCGCCGGAGCGGTGACGGACCAGCTGCACCCGAGTAGCGTCCATCTGCCAGCAGTCACCGGCGTGCAGCGCCCCCTCGATCGGCACGTAGCTGTTGAAGTCGCTGCCGTACTTACCGCTACCGAAGCGGCCCGCCCCGGTCAGGAACTTCGTCTTCCACTCGGCCAGACTGTGCTCCACCCAGCTCTTCGAGGGGGCAGCCTCGCCGGTCAGTTCACACATCCGCTTTAGCTTGCGGTAGATGTGGGCCCCTGAGTAGTTACGCCCGTGGTTGCGCAGGTAGAGCATCCAGCCAATCACCCGCTCGTTGTCGTACTTCCCCCGGTTCTGGTTGTGCTGACGGGGTAGTTTGATCACCTCCCGGACGTCCTCCCCCGCTATCACCCGGTCGACCTTACCCTTCAGCACCCGGTAGTTCTTTGGCAGGTAGGTCAGTCGGTGATCCTTGACCACCTTCGCCAGTTGCCGGTAGAAGTCGTTGCTCCGGGTAGGCTCTTCCCCCTTGACCCGCTCGGCGGCGTACTGCACCACCGCACACGCCCGGGCTAGCGCCACGGCCTGCTCCTCGTTGCAGCTACCGTACGCTGGCAGGAACGTGCTAACCTCCTGTATTCTGGGTTCCAAAACATCCCAAAGTGATGTCGTAGTCTGTAGGCGAAGCGCAGTTGCGTGCGTCTCGACCAGGTCCTCCTTTTTTGGTAGATTTCTTTTGCCCAGGTTCGGGATGCGGTCATAGTCGTAGTAGTAGGTGCCGTTGCGCTTGGCGAAGCGCCAACTTGCTTTGGTGCCCTTCTTCCCGGTCACGTCCGTGTCGGGAAGCGTGCGTTGCTTTTGGTAGCGTTCGGGCACGTGGCATAGGAAATTTGGGCGAGCCCTTCTCCTCAAATAACCCTCTGTGAGTCCCTTTGCATTGACGACTAGGGCCGCCTCACTGATGAATACAGCTATCCGACCATCTCGCTCTCGACGCGTGAATATGTCCTCTGGCTGTAGCTGCATCAGGCGTAGGAATTAGCTTGTTCCAGCACTTCTTCCAGGTGCGCTTCCCGCTCGGCCCGCTCCTTATTCAGGGTCGCCAGTAGTTCCGCCGCAAGGGTGAGCAGCTCGCTGTTGTTGCGACTCCCCCGCAGCACCTGTTCGATGTGTTTGCGGCTGTAGCCGCCCTTCTTCAGCTTCCGGGAGACCCTTATGAGCCGGCTGATGGAGCCATGGTGACCTTTAAGCCCCCGCCTGATCTCCTCGATCTGTTTCTGGGTTATCATCGTGTTAAAGTCTTTCTTTGCTCGTCTTTTGTGACTAGATTAGTCGCAAGGTAAGTCACAATGTGTAACACATGCAAGCTATTTGTAACAAAAATGAACACACACTCTCATAAATGTCTGATTCTGTATCATCTATACGCTTTAAAAAAATCCGTAATCACCTCGGAAACTTGACTCAGCAGGAGTTGGCAAGTGCTTTAGGGATAGGTAGGGGGACTATCGCCACTATTGAAAATGGCCGTAGCAAACCCTCTTACGATGTTATAGAGGCTCTTGTGACGATCCTTGGCGTTAATCCTGACTACTTGGTTACTGGAGAGGAGCCTGTCTTACTGCGTGACAGATTGTTACATCCTGCAATGTCCAATCGTAACTCTGTTGGGGCCTCGTATCTCGTTCCCGTATCCATTCAGGCTGGCTACGCAGAAGAATGGCCGCAGGGCCGTCCTCACTTAGATATGGTAATAATTCCCGGACTACCGCGATCCGGCGGTATGGTTTTCGAGGTTGATGGCGAGAGCATGTCGCCGGTCCTACTTCATGGAGACTACATCGGCTGCACCCAGCTACAGAGTGAGTCGGAGATCCGTGATGGACTTCTCTACGCGATCGTTACCGTCACCCGGGGCATCACGGTTAAGTATATCCGTATGGGCCAGGAGGTGATGCACTGCTACCCGGAAAATATCGGTGAGTTTCAGAGCTTCGATTTGCCCCTAAGCGAGGTCAAAGAGGTGTGGGAGGTTCACCTACGCGTGACGAAGAATCTCACTACCCACCGCTTTACGAAGAAGCAAGTCTACGACGATCCCCGAGTCAAAAGACTGGAACGGATGGTCGAGATTTTGATGCAACAACTCGCCGAAAAGGCCGATTAACTACCCCTTAATCGGCACTTAAGTAGCGGCTACGGATCACTAGGCTAACTATGGTGGTCGGATGGGGTCTTCTAGTGTGACATTGAGTGTGACAAATTTGCTAGCATTCCAAAACTACACTTTATCTGACACTACTTTTCCCTCCTCTCGCTTCGCAAGTTAGTGATGCACCCATGATTTTACCCGCTCTCTCCTCAAAAATCACCGCTCCAACCGCCCGTTTTGGGGTGTAAATCCCAATTCGCTATCATCAAAATCACAATACAATCACTAATGGTCATTTAAAGAAATGACGTATTAGTTCCGCGACCATATATTGTAACTCGCTGATAATCAGTGCCCGCCTCCTTCGTGTTCACCCGAGTAGTGTCATTTTATCCTACATGTTTGGAGTTGCGGGGCATATATGGAGTTGTCGGGTTGTCGGGTGCGGGACTGCCGACTTCCGACTTCCGACTTCCGACTATAAAGCAAAGCCCGGGCGGCGGGGCGCAGGTGCAAAGGAAATTCAGAACCCTCTTGTTGGCGACGGCTCTTTATTTATAAGGCCACTTCCTGACGAGCGCAGCAAGAAGCGCCGCGATCTACGAAACTGGAAATCAATCTCCACCGCGCAGCGGAATCCGTGTAATTCCGTGCCCAGCGCGCAGCGCGATCCGTACAATCCGTGGTGAACCCCCTAGAGCGCAGCAAGCTGAACCATAATCTGCGTCAAATCTGTGACCAAAATCCGCGCAAATCTGCGGTGAACAAAAAGCACCCCCAAACACCCACCCCCCCACAAATGCCATTTTGGCACCCACAACAACACCTAAAAGACAAAATGACCGCCCACTCCCCTTTTGCACATCCTTTGCCTATCCCACCCCGAAAACTATTCATTCACCCTTAATTCTTTCGACCATGCGAAATACCAATTTGCTTCCCA